GTAATAGTGGTAAAAATTCTTGGCAGATCATCAATAGATCAAGTCGAGAATATTATGATAACTTACCTTCTTTACATAGTGAAGCAATTCAAAAATCTATGGAAGTATGTAGTTGTGATATTCCTAAATTAGATAATGATAAAGTTATATTTATTGATAAATATGGTAAAATAATTACTCTAACTAAGAAGGTGCAAGATGATTTTAACAATTCTGAAGTTATTAGCATTTGAAAATATGGATTTACAAATTAAGAAATTCCACGATTGTATATGTATTAGAAATGAAAAGTTGGAATTAATACATAAAAATGGAAAATATATGTATAAATCCACTTGCATAGATACAGAAATTAATTTAGATGGTGAGCTTATATCATCAAGAATTTCTGAAAACTTTATGGCGCCTAATGAAAAAGTAGTACTTATGCCTCAGAAGATATATGATAAATATCCTAGTTATAATTATTTTAATAAAGTGCCTCTAAGGTGCGGTGAAGCAATTCAAAAATCTATGGAAGTGTGTAGTTGCGATATACCTAAACTAGCACCTGGGGATTATATTAATATTGATAGATTTGGTGAAATAACTATAAATCGTCTTTGTGATAGAAAGGTATATTAAATGCTTTTAGATACTTTGAAATTATTAGCATTTGAAGATATGGATGTGCAAATTAGAAAATTTTTAAATTGCATATTTATTATAAATGAAAAGAAGGAATTTATAACTAGAGATGGAAAAGCTATGTTTAAAGTCGCCAGTATAGATACAGAACTAAGTTTTGATGGTGAACTTTTATCCTCAAGAATTTCTGAAATCTTTCTACCTAACGAGACTATAGAGTCTATACCTTGGATGTATTATAATTATCCTAGATATGATTACTTTAATAGAGTGCCTTTAAAATGTAGTGAGGCAATTCAGAAATCTATGGAGGTATGTCATTTTGATATTCCGACATTGAAGATTGGAGAAATTATTAATATTGATAGATTTGGTAAAATAAATATTTGTAAAAACTAAAAGATATATATATATATATA